CCAAAGATATTACATTGCACATGGTCCGGTCAGGAGATAAAGAATTCTATTCATGGGACGATGCATTGAGCTACTGCACAATGATCACAGACGGCGAAGATGCGGAAAAGACCTGGGAAGAGGTGTATGGAGAAAAATTCCCGAAAAAAGAAGAAATTGCACCGGTGCAACCGAAAAAGAGAAAAGAATCCAAGGTGGTAAAAGCGAAGAAACCAGAACGGAAACCTATAAAAACGGAACGATCGGAAACAAAACAGCCGGATCCACCGACAAAAAGCGAGGAATTACCGACAAAAGATGAAGAAAAACCAACTGAGACACCTGACACCACTACAGTACCTACAGAAACAAAAGAGAAAGAGCCAGAAAAGGCAGAAGAAACTCCGGAAACAAAAACCGAGTTCCAACAGGAAAATACTGATGAAACTCAGATTCCTGGACAGACAGAACTGACCAAAGATTTCCCGGAATACTGCCCGCCGAATATGAATCCACCAGAGCAGCAGGAGTTACCTGAAGAAGTAAAGCCAGCATACGCCACCAGAAGATTATATATATCCTCTGTCGATGCCGATACGGCAGCAGAATACATGGGAAAAGCCATGGAAAATGCAATCCGTAATATGCCGGGAGTAAGTTTTGGAGTCTTGACGAAGGAATCATTCTGGAAAGAATTCTTCGAAACCGAGGTTGATCGGAATGGAGATGAGATTGAATGTGTGAATTAATGTTTCCGAAGCCAACCAGGAAGAAAAAAAGAAAACACCACCCAGCTCCGATCGTGGACACCGTAAAAGGCGAATGCTTTCTATGCCGACTGGAAGGCATCCGCAGGCAGCAGTACACAGAAGAGCACCATGTATTCTACGGTGGCGGATTAAGACAGGTAAGCGAAGAGAATGGCTTCAAAGTCTACTTGTGCAGAGATCACCACAAGGATGGTCCAAAGGCAGTTCATAATTGCCGTGAAACAAGAGAACAATTATGCCGGATTCTTCAGAAGAAATATGAGGAAACCCACACAAGGGAAGAATTCAGAGCATTAGGTATAAAGAATTACTTGGAGGATGACAAAGATGGCACAGTGGAACGCAAATACGGTACCGAAGTGTGAGAAAGGGCAGTGGTCCGATGAAGTGCTTGTGACTGTTGAAAAAGGACGGTACTGCACAGTTTTAAAGGCAATATATATCCCATATCAACACGTAACTACAGAGGATTCAGGATGGTGTATGGAAGATGGAATTCCAGATGATTGGGAATACATCGAAGAAAAAGATGATTGGTGGATTCCGGAGGGATGGTATGAGGTATGCGATAACTGCCCGAATGCCACATATTTCCCGATTGACGGGAAAACAATAGCATGGATGAAGCTGCCAAAACTATACGAATCAAACTTAAAAGATTTGGGCGAAATGTAGGAGGATAAAGATGCACATAACAGTAAAACAGGGAATTGATAACTGCTATCTGGCACACCAATATGAACATCCTGGATACGAAGAAGACAGATGCGCCGGTTTACGAACAGGTAACGGCGGAGGAGAACCAATAGATGAATGTAAAGAATGTGCTCTGTACTATGGAAACAGGACACGATGAGAGGACGAAGAAAGATGAAAATTTTAGAAGGTAAAGAACAGGAATACAAAGACTGGTATGAAAAAAACAGCGATCCATATGGAAGAGCTTGCTTTACATATGCTGAAAGATGGGCTAGTTTGCTGGAAAAGAAAATTGCAGAATCGGCCGATCCGGAAAAAGCCATTGTAGATAATGCAGGAAAATTGAGCCATGAGGCTGACATAGAGGGAATAACCGGGTTCATGTATGGGGCAGCAGTTAGTATTCTTTCGCAGTGCTGGATATACGGAGAATACCTCAGGAAATGGCACAACAAAGAATATTACTATGATGGCGACGGAGTTGTAAATCCGGCAATTATAACAATCGAAACAGAATGAGAAAGGAATGACGGAGATGAAGAAAGGAAAATTATGCTACGGAAAAAGCAAAACACTCGCTAGGTGCCAAGAATGGGATGCTTGCCAGTCGTGCGCCACTTTTCTGTCAAATACAGCAGAAGACACATATTTCTACGCAACTCCTATTGGACCATGTGTCAGGGATGACAATGGAATTCAAATGAGTGTGGCAGAAATAATAGAAAAGATGAGACAGATGCGGATGAACGAGATCCAGATTATCGCAATCAATCCAAAAGACTCGGAATTGATTGATTTAAATAAATTGACAGGAGATGTCTATGTAGTTGAAGGCAACTGTATTGAAAGAGGAACAGCAGCTATCTTCATGAATGAACTTAAGGATATGGTGTGGAAAAATATCTGCGAAGGAAGAATGAGCTATAAGCAAGGACAGAAATGGAGGAAAATTGAATGAGATTAATTGATGCGGATGCAGAAATCAAGAAAATTGAAGAAGAAATAAAACGCTCATACAAAGCCATTGACCGCTGGAGATCAGGAAGAATGCCTGGCAGCAGTCTATATGACATAGACGAAAAGGTACGAAGAATTAAGAGAAACATAGAAGATTGCAGAATAGAAATCAAAATGCTGAAAAGCTACACTACAGCATACAATCCGGAAAAGGTTGCAGAAGAAATGAGAGATCATGCCGTTGAATTCGAACTGTTTGGAACGTGCTCGGATTATGTAGAAATAAATCATGCAATCGAAGCTATAAAGCGAGGTGGAATTGTTGAACAGTCAAGAATATGACCAGATAGAAGAAGCAGCCAACAGACTGCAGCATGAAGCGAGCGTCAAATGCAGCAGAGAGCTTGAAAAAGCTCAGAAGTATAAAGAAGGTTACACACAGGGAGTAGAAGATCTGCTGAGATGCATAAGAAGAGGTGAATGACATGGAGATAAAAGAAAAATTAAAACACTGGTTCATAATGGTAAGCACAAACCGGTGCCTGGGATGCTGCTTATTCTGTGAGTGGTGGAACATGTGTAAATGGGAAACAGAAGAGAGGAGAAAGAAAAAAATGATATTTTTAGGAACACCGGGAATGAAAGAGTTTTTAAAGCGGAAACATCCGGAGATATTACAGGAACATCCAAGGGATTGGCATGAGGTAATTGCAAAAGACACGTGGGACGAATACGATGAATGGAAACAGACCGAAGAAGGAAAAAAGGATAATAGGTAAACTGTAATGACAAGAAAAGATATATTAAGAAAATACGGCTACAGCTGGATGAGCAATGTAGATCTTCGGGAAGAACTTTCGGAGCAGGAGGCAGCAGAATTTGAAGACCTGATAAGAACCTTAAGTGACCATAACCGTGGACCAGCGCCACCAAAAGAAGGATGGAAGAAGCAGATGTACAATCAATTCATGAAAGGAGCAGGCAGATGACACGAAACATGATAATCGTGATATGGCTAACAGCATTCCTGCATCCTGTGATTATTCCGTGTGTTTTACACACAGCAAAGGAGATAGAAAAATGGTGGGACAAGAAGAGAGTACTGTGGCACGTAGAGCAGATCCGGAAGATAGAAGAAAAATATAAAGAATAGCACCAACTGGCATTGTATCACGAATAACCAGTCAACATAGAATTTCCTCCGGCATCGGCCGGAGGAGAAAGGAGAGGCCGTGGCAAAAGAAGTTAAGGAGTCTCCGAATAAAGACAGACACCTGTGTAAGAAATGCGTCTACAGGTCAGGGAGAACCGGAATGGGACGCTGTAACTATATCGCAGTTGCAGGACACAGCAGAGGCTGTAAGCCGGAAGAATGCACAGTATTTGTAAATGGGAGGAAGCGTAAGAAAGCGCTGTGGTAAAAAAACATGTGTGCGATATCGCACAGAAAGGAGAACCATGAATCATGAAGGTTATCAGGATCCGACAGCAGAAAGGGCGTTGCGCAGACACAACCAGATGCCCTACCATATGCGCAGGGCACTGACCGATCTGCAAGACATAGCAAGTTTGTTTGGATTTGATATCATAACAATTAAGGACAGGCGGACGGGGAGGAAGTATAGAGTTGAAGAGAAGACCGATCAATAAAGATAAATATGGAATTAGCAAACACAGGTATCTGGAGGTCATACATCATTGCTTACAATATCCGGAATGGCGGGAAGAACTTGAAAATATGACAGATACTGTGAAAGCAATACAATATGGCCAAGAAGGAAAGGGGAGTCCAAGTCAGGCGTCAGCTACAGAACGCCTGGCTATCAAACGTGCGGAGCTACAGGAAAAATGTGAACGAATCGAGCAGACAGCAATAGAGGCGGATGCAGATATCTATCAGTGGTTATTAGAAGGGGTTACCACAGATTATGCGACTTACATATACCTTCGGGATGCCAAAGGGCTCCCGTGCGGGAATCAGAAATATTATAGAGCAAGGAGGAAATTTTACTGGTTGATGTCAAAAAAAATATAAAACACACAAAACATCACCACTCACGGCACATAAAAGTGTGTTATTATGATATTGTCCGAAAATTGAAAAGGACATACTCACCCTGAAGGTGGCAGCAGATGATGTTGCCACCTTTTTACGTGAAAATAAAAGATAAAACGAGATTGTTGAAAGATAAAAATCAAAAACGAAATGAATGAGGGGTGGTGAGGCGTGGCAAGAGCACCCGATCAGAGGGCTATTGAAGCGAAAGAATTATATGACAAAGGGCTGAAATTAATTGAGATTGCTAAGGAACTGGATGTTCCGGTTGGGACAGTCCGGAGCTGGAAGAACAGACAGTGCTGGGATAATGCAACGTTGCAAAGAAAAAAACGCAACGTTGCGAAAAAAAGAGGCGGTCAGCCAGGGAACAAAAATGCCAAAGGGCATGGCGGGACAGGGCCGCCGGGAAACAAGAATGCAGTTAAGACAGGAGAGTTCGAAACTCTCTTTTTTGATACCCTGAATCCGGAAGAACTGCAGCTGGCCGAGACGATTGGGCTCGACAAAGAGCAACTGCTTTTACAAGAAATACAGCTACTTACGGTTCGTGAATACCGCATGTTGCACCGAATAGAAGCATTGAAAAATGCTGAAACACAGCAAAACGAGGATGAGAAGTCGCCACCGGGAATGACGGTAGTAAAATACACCGATGGACTGGAAAAAGGAGACTGTACAGAACTAAAAGAATATGCCGGAATACTTGGCCAAATCCAGCAGATAGAAGATGCACTCACGAGGGTACAGGCCAAGAAACAGAAGGCAATCGAAGCTATCCATAAGTTTGGCTACGATGATGCCAAGTTAGAACTTGCTACGATGCAGTTAGAACTCCAGATCATGAAACAGGATGGAGGATCGCATGAAACAGCGGACGACGGATTCATGGATGCCATGAACGCTACAGCTTCAGAAGTTTGGGGTGATCAGGATGTATGAAAAGATCACAAATCTGAAGAAAAAGATCCAGGCTATGAAGAAAAGCCGTCTGCAGACAGTATATAATCAGATATTCAAGTTCAAACCATTCTCAAAAAAGCAGAAACAGGTACTGACATGGTGGTGTGCGACGTCGCCCGTAAAAGATTACGATGGGATTATAGCAGATGGAGCTATCCGATCGGGAAAGACAGTGTGCATGTCGCTATCCTACGTGATGTGGGCGATGGAAACGTTCAACGGACAGAATTTCGCCATGTGTGGGAAAACCATCGGATCATTTCGAAGGAACGTACTGTTTTGGCTAAAACTCATGCTAAAGGCAAGAGGCTACGGTGTGGTAGACCACAGAGCCGACAACCTGATAGTGATCACAAGAGGAAAAACGACTAATAACTTCTACATATTCGGTGGAAGGGATGAAAGCTCCCAGGATCTGATACAGGGAATCACACTGGCAGGAGTCTTCTTTGATGAAGTGGCGCTTATGCCGGAAAGTTTCGTGAATCAGGCTACCGGCCGATGTTCGGTAGATGGATCGAAGTTCTGGTTTAACTGCAACCCTTCCGGACCTTACCATTGGTTTAAAGTCAATTGGATAGACCGAGCTGTTGGATACATTGGAAAAGAAAGGGCAGCAGAGCTAAGGGCGAAAGATGAACCGGTCAAGAATATCCTATACGTACATTTCGTAATGGATGATAACCTGAGCCTCAGCGATGAGATCAAAGAAAGATACCGGAATACATACAGAGGGGTATTCTACAAACGTTACATTCTCGGCTTGTGGGCGATGGCAGAAGGCGTTATTTATGACATGTTCGACAACGAAAAACATGTGGAAGATCCGAATGAATTCCAAACAAAGCTGATAAATAGCAATAGATACGTTAGCAGCGATTATGGAACACAGAATGCCACGGTTTTCCTGCTGTGGAACAAAGGAACAGATGGCATCTGGTATTGTACTAGAGAATACTATTACTCTGGACGAGACAAAGGAAGGCAAAAGACAGATGCAGAATATGCAAATGATTTGGAAAGCTGGCTAGATGGAACAGAGATCAAAGCTGTTATCGTCGATCCGGCAGCAGCTTCATTTATTGCCGAGCTGAGAAAAAGAGGATTTAGAGTAATAAAAGCAAAGAACGATGTAGAAGATGGTATCAGACTGGTGTCCACAAAGCTGAATTTGATTAAAATTATCTTTTCTAATGTTTGTCAAAACACGATCAAAGAGTTTGCATCTTACATTTGGGATGCAAAAGCCGCTGAACGAGGGGAAGATAAGCCGATAAAACAATATGACCATGCAATGGACGCAGTAAGATACTTCGTCTATACAATCTTTGGGGATAAACCTCGTTTAAATAGAAACCTGAAAGGAGGACTATAAAGTGTTATTTCGATTACCGTCAGAGGAAGAGCTGACGGATAACAAACTGAATGAATTCATAGCAAAACATAATGCAGAGTGCGCCTTTCGGTTCAAACATCTGAAAGATGCGTATGAAACAGACTACCAGATTTTTCACCAGAAGCCGAAGCCGGATTATAAACCAGACAATCGTATTGCTGTGAACTTTGCAAAATATATGGTGGATACATTTAACGGATATTTTATCGGGAATCCAATTAAGATATCTGTGGATGATGATGCTGCAGGCAACATCAAAAAATATGTGGAACTCCTGGATCAGTACAATGATCAGGACGATAACAATGCGGAGCTGTCGAAGATCTGTTGCATTTACGGCAAAGGATACGAGATGTATTACGTGGATGAACTGGGAAACATCGGGATTACATATCTGACACCGTTCGATGCTTTTATGATCTACGATGATTCGGTGCTGTGCAGAGAGCAGTATTTCGTTCGACTGTACATAGATTCGAATGATGTACTGCATGGCAGTGTATCAGATGACACTAAGGTACGGTGGTTTACCCAGAAGGGAAAGCTTATCTGGGAAGAAGAGGAAAAGATACATGGATTTGACGGAGTGCCGGCTACGGAGTATGTGGAGAACAAGGAGCGCACATGCATCTTTGAACCGGCAATCTCGATGATTGATGCTTATAACAAAGCAATCAGCGAGAAGGCAAATGATGTAGATTATTTTGCAGACGCATACATGAAAGTGCTTGGAAGCAGGCTGGATGATGATGATTTAGAACATATCCGCGATAAAAGGATCATTAATCTGGAAGGAGACGCCGATGCTGTTATAGTTGATTTCCTGCAGAAACCAAACGGAGATACCACACAGGAGAACTTGATTGATCGCTTGGAGAAATTAATATTCCAGATCAGTATGGTTGCGAATATCTCAGATGAGAATTTCGGTACAAGCTCTGGCATTGCTATGAAGTACAAGCTGCAGGGAATGAGCAATTTGGCCAAGACAAAAGAACGAAAGTTTACATCCGGAATGAACCGGCGGTACAAGCTGATCTTTTCGAATCCGGTATCCGGAATGAAAGAAGATGACTGGGTGAAGTTGCATTATCATTTCACACCGAATATTCCATCGAATGTACTGGAAGAGAGTCAGATCGCTGGTAATCTGGATGGAATCGTATCACAAGAAACACAGCTTGGCGTACTGTCTGTAGTGGATAATGTGCAGAATGAGATGAAAAAAATCGAGAGCGAACAGGAAAAAGCTAAGACAGATCCTGTTATGACACAAATGTTCGGAGGTGCAGGTGATGGCAAGCCAGGAGTACTGGAAGAACCGGGAAACGGAAGCAAAGAAACATAATATCATAGACGAAGAAGAGTATAACCGCCAGATTCAGGAAATCTATCAATCCATGATTGATGAAATCACAAAGGAAATAAATGGGTTCTATGCCAGATATGCAAAAAAAGAAGGCATTACGATGGCAGAAGCCAAAAAGCGCGCAGATAAGCTTGACATCGATGCCTATGCCAGAAAGGCAAAGAAGTACGTGACAAAGAAAGATTTCTCGGATGAAGCGAATGAAGAGATGCGGATCTACAACCTGACTATGAAAGTGAATCGGCTAGAGCTCCTGAAGGCGAACATTGGCCTGGAGATGGTATCAGGCTTTGATGAGCTTCAAAAGTATTTCGATAAGAAACTGACAAAGAGAACACTGGATGAATTCCGGAAGCAGGCGGGGATCCTTGGAAAGAGTATTATGAAAAACGAAAAGTACGCTCATGCAATTGTGAATGCATCGTTCAAAAATGCCACATATTCAGACCGCATTTGGATGTATCATGGTATGCTCAAAGCAGAGTTGGAAGGACTGCTTGCATCCGGACTGATTAAAGGAGAGAATCCGCGTAAACTCGCTAGACATCTAACGAAGCGTTTTGGGGTATCAGCCTATAATGCTGAACGACTCATGGTAACAGAGCTTGCAAGAGTGCAGACAGAGGCTCAGAAGCAGTCTTTTATCCGTAACGGCTTTGATGAGTATGTGTATGTTGCATGCACAAAAGGCGATGTATGTCCGATTTGCAAAGGGCTGGACGATAAGCATTTCAAGGTAGATGATATGGTGCCGGGAGAGAATGCCCCACCAATGCATCCGAACTGTCATTGCAGCACAGCCGCATATATGGATGATAAACTGTATGAGGAATGGCTGAATAGTTATAAGGAACATGGACTTTCTTATGAAGAATACAGTCAAAGAATAAGAAATGAAGAATTAAAGCTAAGTGACTCCACCGATAAATGGGCAAGAGAGGCAAAACGTGAATTGCATAAATCGGAACAAAGTATAGGTAAGCGTACCAAAGAGACTATGGAAATATACGATGCAAACGGTAAGTTTATAATGTCAAAGCGAGGTGGAGAGTCAAGCGTTCGAATTTCTTTAAAAGATTATACAAAATTAAAGAATGCCGTTGTAACGCATAATCATCCATCTGGAGGATCGTTTTCTTTTACGGATTTGAAATTTTTAAAAAGGATGCCAATCTCAGAATTGAGAGTTGCTGCTTCTAACGGGGCTTATTACATACGAAAACCAGATAAATGGCCGGAAGAACTGAAAGATATTCAATACATGGAAGAAATGTATAAACAGATTGAGAAATCCTTGAAATTAAAATATCAAAGATTGTATAATGAAAGAAAGATTACAAAGCGTGAGAGATATCAAATGTATCGACATGATGTAAATAAGACTTTCTCAGAAAGATACGGGTTGGAATATGGATACGAAACTTATGAATAAAATATATAAAGAGAAAAAAATTAAAATGAGTGAGGTTCCGGATGATTTGGATATAGAATTATTGCCGGAAGATGTAGAAATTATACTGGATGAAGAATTTCCAGAAATGGAAGATTCATATTGGGAAGACTAAAAAGCCACTGATCGTAATGGTTAGTGGTATTTTTGCGCGAATTTTGAAAATTGTACCAGTGCAAAAAAACGATAATGACAAAGGAGTGAATGTTATGAAAACAGACCCGAAAACACAAGAGGTATGGATAGAAGCTGTAAAAAGCTGCGGCCAGTCACTGATTGATAACGCAGAAGAAATTGCGGGGGATTACGAATACGAGACGGGCGTAACTATCACAATTTCTTTAAAACCACACGAGACAGCTGAAATAAATATTGCAACAACATACATCCCAAAACTACGAGGAACAGATAGAGCTGTCTGTATGAGAAACAGAGAACTATTCATTAATACTGAGGCTTTTCGAAAATTAGTATGAAATATAAGCGAGCATATATAGTAGCACCAGACGCAGGCAGAATGGCTCCTAAATGGCTTTCGGTCCGTGTTGACAACAATATAGTTAAGTTCATCTACCATATCGTAGATGGCGCAGAAAAACTGAAAGGAGTGAGAATAGGTCATGAGATGGCAGAAATCGGAGACACGATACATTTTAATGGCAAAAGGCTATCAGTAGAAAGGCGGTGATCCACTATCTCCCACCGGCAGGGAATGACCGGATGAAGAAGGAGCGATGAAACTGATTGAAGCAAGCGTCCGAAGAGACGGGATTACAGTAAAAGGGCATGCAAATTATGCTGTTTCCGGATCAGATATCGTCTGTGCCGGTGTAACAGCACTTGCACAGACACTGATCAAGTCCATAAAGGACCTGACAGACGATAAAATTGAATATGAGATATCTCCCGGGAGGGTGGATATAAAGTATGGGAATCTATCAGAGAAGTCGAAAACTCTGGTGGATTCCTTTTTCATTGGCATCTGTATGATTGCCGAGGAGTTTCCGGAGTATGTCCGGATCATGTAACTTAATGTGACCGGGATGTCGTTAAACTACACATTCAAGATGCAACGACCTGGGCTTAAATGAATGGGGCGGGGCGGAAAGGATAGATAAAATGAAACACATGAATAATCACTGGAGAATTCCAATGAGTAACCTGCAGTTATTTACAGAAGGCGATGGAGGAAACGGCGGTGGATCCGGAACAGGAGATGACGCCGGAGCTGGAAATGAGCCTGGAAATAACAGCAACACAACAATGTCATTTGATGAGTTTTTGGCACTGGAAGGAAATCAGTCAGAGTTCGATCGGCGCGTCCAGAAGGCAGTCAATACGGCTGTGACAAATGCACAGACCAAATGGAAGACACTGACGGACGATAAGGTATCGGAAGCGGAAAAGCTCGCACAGATGACCAATGAGGAAAAAGCAAACTACAGGGCGAAGAAAGCGGAGGATGCACTGGAAGAGATGAAACGTCAGAATGCCCGGTCAGACATGGCGAAAGAAGCCCGTAAGATGCTGGCAGGCGAGAACATTACTATTCCGGACGAACTGGTTATGAACCTTGTAGCAGAAGATGCAGATGGAACCAAGGCAGCAGTGGAAGCTTTTTCAACTATGTACAAGGAAGCGGTACAGAATGCAGTGAAAGATGCTTTAAAGGGGAAACCTCCAAAAGCCGGTAATGGTGGAGATAAACCATCGATGACAAAAGAACAGATCTTAGCAGTGAAGAATCCGTCAGAAAGACAGAAGCTGATCGCTGAGAACATCACATTATTTCAGTAAGAAAGGAAGTATGAAACATGCATGATATTAGAAGATTAGGTCTGCAGGTATTTGCAGCACCGAATAACCTGATAGGAGAAGCGCAGATCCAGGTAAAAGCCAGAGAGATTGACTTTGTTACATCTTTTGGTAAGAACCTGAAGGCACTGTTAGATATTCTGGGAATTACCAGAATGATCAGGAAGGAAAACAATTCGGTATTAAAGACCAAAACGGTAAAAGGTGAACTGCAGTCAGGGGATGTTGGAGAAGGCGAAGAAATCCCGATGTCCAGATACACAGTAGAAGAAAAGCCTTTTGATACGATCAAGATTGAAAAATATCGTAAAGGCGTATCTCTTGAAGCCATTTCGGAAAAAGGTTATGAGGCGGCAGTACAGGATACGGATGATGAGTTCAAGTCCGATTTGCAGAATGTAGTGACTGGTAAATTCTACGCACAGTTAAAAGCCGGATCTCTTACAGGACATGAAACAACTTGGCAGATGGCTGTTGCGATGGCAATCGGAATGGTTGTAGCTAAATTCCAGAAGATGAAAAGAACGGCAACCGGAGTGGCTGTCTGGGTAAACACACTGGATGTGTACAAGTATCTGGGAGCATCCGACATAACGCTGCAGACTGCATTCGGATTTAAGTATCTGACAAATTTCCTTGGAGCGGATGTGGTATTTGTTACTTCTGAGATTCCACAGAACGTCGTAATTGCAACACCGCTCAACAACATGATTGCATATTATGTTGATCCGGGAGATTCAGAGTTTGCTAAAGCTGGACTTGGATTCACAACAGATTCAGAGACAGGATTTATCGGATTCCACTCAGAAGGAACATACAGCCGTATGATTTCCGATAACTACGCAATCATGGGCTTACGTCTGTTCTGTGAATATTTAGATGCAATCGCATACATTTCTGTAGGCGAATCTGATACACAGACCTTAGGAACATTAAGCGTAACGTCAGAGGCTGGATTAGAAGCAGGGGATACAAAGCTGACAGTGAAAGAGCAGCTGCTGTCACCAAGAAACTGCTGGAAATACAAAGATGCTGCAGCCGCAACTCCGGTAACTTACGGCATGGACGTTAAGAACTGGTCTAAATGGGATGGCGAATCAGAGATTGCATCGACAGCAACTCACCACATCACCTTGGTTGAATGTGATCAGAACTACAAAGCTGTTCGTTCTGGTGATGTAGCTGTAACTGTCAACCCGGGAGCATAGGAGGTAAGGAAGCATGTATAAGGTAATCAAACATTTTATCGATCTTCACGACAACGATCATTCCTATAACGAGGGTGATATATTCCCTCGTGAGGGAGTAGATGTCAGCGAAGAAAGAATCCAGGAGCTGGCCGGCAGTGACAATAAACAGCACACACCACTGATCGAACTCGTGGAAGAAGGTCCGGACAATACAGCTGGTGCAGATACTGCAGAAAAAACATCAAAAGCCGGGAAGAAGAAACCTGAGAATAAAGTACCTGAAAACAAAGAGCCGGCAGAATAGGAGGAGCGTATGATTGAAGATCTGAGAGTCTTATTGGGACTGCCGGAAGAAATTGACGAGGAATTAGAAAATAAATTGCTGTTAATTTTAAAGGCTACCAAACAAAGGCTGCGTTTCCTTCTTGGGGGATTAGAGCCTCCGGAAGAGATGAATTATATCATCCTGGATGTGTCAATCATACGGTTCAACAGAATCGGTTCGGAAGGACTTTCCTCTCACAGTGTTGAGGGGGAAAGTCTTTCTTGGTCGGAGAATGATTTTGCGGGATACATGGATGATATCCGGGCATATCTGGATGATCAGAAAGAATCAAAGAAAGGTAAGGTGAGATTCCTATGAGATATGACACACCAATATACTTCCAGAAACTCACCCCTGGAGAGTATGATCCGGCTACCGGTAATTATGGAGAAGATGCGATATCGGAAGATATGAAGTCTGCCTCAGTCATGGATACCGGTACGAATACGATGATGCTTGTCTATTCCGGAATTAAGGAAGGCAGCCTTACCATTCACCTGCAGAATCATTACGACCGGCCATTTGACAGGATTCGCGTAGGGAATAAAACATACGGTGTAGATTTCAGCAGGAAGCTCCGGACGAAGCAGGTATATGTTGTGTCGGAGGTGATGTGATGGGAGTAAAGCTGATAGGCTTTGAAAAGTTGGAGGCTAAACTGACTAAAAATATGGATTTATCGAAAGTAAAAGCAACTGTGAAAAAAAACGGCGCACAGTTGCAGAAAACGGCACAAAAGAATGCACCAATTGATACAGGAAATTTGAGACAAAAAATTACTTTGGAAATTACAGATGGTGGGAAAACGGCAGAAGTCGAGTCAACAGCAGAGTATGGGGCGTATGTAGAATTGGGTACAAGATTTATGAAGGCTCAACCATATTTAAAGCCTGCATTTGAAGAACAGAAGGAAAAATTTAAGGCAGATATGAAGGGACTTGTGAGGTGATAAGATGGATCCACAGCAGGAATTGTTCAGCACCGTTTTGATGGCATTGAAAAAAAATATAAGGATACGGGAGTTGGTGTGTATGACACAATCTTACCACCAAAGGACACACCGTATCCATTTATTTATCTGGCAGATTGCTCCGAGAGTGATCAGGCTACAAAGAATGAGATTATCGGCGAGACTAATCTAACGTTGAAAGTCTGGCATGATAATATACGGCAGAGAGGAACGGTATCTGGTATCTTAGCAGATATCAAAAACATCTGCAGGTCTATCGAACATACAGCGCACTATGCTTGGAATATGCAGAGACCGACACAAAGGATCCTGCCGGATAATACAACGAAACAGCCGCTTCTTATGGGAGTTTTGGTAGTTGGATATAAATTTAGTTAGGAGATGACAATAGTGAAGAACAGAAAGTTATTTGGGCTACAGTTATTTGCAGAAGCAGTAGCAGGAAAAAAGATCGTATATCTGTACCGCATCCTGAGTACAGAGAAAGATCATGATGCAACAGCACTTGCGTTCACAACAGAGAATGAACGTACAAAGTCTAAGGACGCTGATTCGACAGTGACAAAAGACGGCACAGTACGTACACCGGGGGCAGCAGAAGGAGAAATCACAGCATCAAGCCTCTTAAAAAAAGGAGATGAGTTCATCGATGAGTTGGAAGCAGCACTCGACGATGATGAAAAGATGGAGATCTGGGAAGTAAACTTAGCAGAGCCGCAGGCGAGCTCGACTGATAAATTTAAGGCAAAATACTTCCAGGGATATCTTACGGAAATTGATAAGACATCCAATGCAGAGGATAATGTTGAGTTATCGTTGACATTTGGACTGGAAGGAAAAGGCGTAGATGGCTATGCAACGGTTACTGCAGAACAGCAGGAAGTAGCAGCATATGTATTTGCAGACACTCAGAAGACAGGAGCTTAAGAGGGCGAGAAGAATCGTCCTCTTTTTTGATGTGCGACATCGCACAGAAGGGAGATAAAACAATATGATGGAACTTACAATCAACGGAACAGTATATCAGTTTAAATTCGGGATGGGATTCTTAAGAGAAGCAAATAAGCTTACCGTAGTTCCGGTTCAGGGAATGCCGGGAACCACAAAAGAAATAGGAGCAAGGTATCTGATCGCTAGTGTTGTGGTTGACCAGGAACCGAACGCGCTGGTAGATCTGTTAGATTTGGCAAATAAGGGAGAGAATCCAAGAGTAACAAAGGCAATGTTAGATTCTTACATTGATTCGGAAGAGGTAGACATCGATGAACTCATGGAGAAAACAAAAGATTTTTTATCGAAAGCAAATGCTACCAAGAAAGCAGTGAAAGAGATCTTGAAAGAGTACGAAGAACAGATGGCGAAGAAGAAGGCTCAGGAGCTGCAGAAGAAGACCTATATAAGACCGTAGCAAGGAATTGCTTCCGGTATTTTGGCTTCACGTCATTTAAACAGGTGGATCAGCTGACATTGGCGGAATATGAACTTATGATGGAGGCTTTGGAGCTTCGGATGCTTGACGAGAGTTTACATGAACATCGTCAGGCATTTTTGAATTTTGCGGTAAAGGCAGAAAAGAAAGCCGGTAAAGGCAAGACCAAACCAGTTTACAAGAGATTCCGGCAATTCTTTGATTTTGATAAAGAATTGAAAAAAATGAAGAATCGAAGGAAACCATCCAGATTTGCTGGAATAACCAAACTGCTGGATAGAGAGGAGTGAGAGGATGGCAGAGTCGTATAGTGTAAAAGCAATATTATCAGCGCAGGACAAAAACTTTTCATCCATTATGAAATCATGCCAGGGATATGCAAATAATCTGAAAACCACTCTCACCGGTGGTCTTGGATTCGGTGCAATGGCTGCAATCGGTGGAAAGGCGATGTCGCTGGTGACAAATTCAGTCAGTGATTTGTCGAAAGAAACTATAGAAACATCGGATTCCATGTATAAGTTGCAGGCAGCTATGAGATTTTCCGGGTATTCCGAAGCGGAAATACAGAGAATAGCCGGAGCAACAGGTACATTAAAAACGTATGCGGATAAAACAGTATTCTCCCTGCAGGATGTTATGAGTACATTCGGCGCATTTTCGGCAAATGGAATCAAAGACGCAGACAAGTTGACGGAAGCGGTCGGTAATGCAGTTGCTGTATTTGGCGGAGGTGCAAAGGAATATTCCTCGGTAGCACTTGCGATTTCACAGGCAATGGCAGCAGGAGCTTTACATGCTCAGGATTGGAACCAGATCATTAATGCCAGTCCGCAGCTTGCTGGAGGCTTACGGAAAGAGTTAATTAAGCTGAATCCAACATTAGGGAACGACTTCAAAGGAGCAATGGAAAAGGGTGCAATTACCGCAGACATGCTCGGACAGGCTATCAATAACATTGGTATGACCGACATGGCGAAAGAAGCAGCTACATCCGTAACCACATTTGAAGGCGCTATGAGTAACTTGGAAGCATCTGCAGTAAGCGGAATGATGAAGCTTTATGATACTTTCGCAAAGCCTAAAGTGATTGATGCAATCAATGGGATGACCGGTAAGGTGGAGGCGGGATTTGACAAATTGTCCGTTGGAATTCCAAAAGCAATCGAACTTATATCTCCATACTGGAACGTGCTGAAAACAGATGCAAAAGAGGTAGGGACAGCCTTTGGAGAGGCAGCTGGTGCGATTATTGACGAAGTACAGGAACTTACCGGAGCATTTGGAAAAAAGGAAAGTGTGGATAATTTCTCTGAAAGCATGGGAACAGCAACAGGTGCATTGACTACATTTGCGGATTTTCTAAAAGATCATGATAAAGAAGTGGCAAAAGCGATTACACTGTTACCGAAATTATATGTTGCTTTTAAAGGCTTTAAAATAGTCAGTGCAGTTGCCCCTGGTGTCAAAACTTTTGCGGGCGCAATTGTAAGCATGACAGGAAAAGGAATAGTGACACTGGCAGGTAAGTTATTTGGCGTAGCAGCGGGCGAAAAAGCGGTAGGCACTGCAAGTAAAGAATCATCAGGAACTATCCTAGAATCAGCAAAAGCATTTGTAGCGATCGGAGCGGGAGTAGCATTGATAGCGGCAGGGTTTTCCCTTTTGGCATATTCAGCCGTGCAAATCGCACAAGCTGGACCACTGGCAGCAGGAGTACTGATCGGCATGACAGGAGCAGTGGCAGGATTAATGGTCGTTGCCAAAAATGTGGCGCCGGCTATGACGGCTGGGGCAGCAGGATTTGTTGCATTTGGAGCCGCCGTTCTTTTAGCTGGAGCGGGAATCACTGTGTTATCTTTGGCCGCAATTAATCTTGCAAATACCGGACCACTTGCGATTGCATGTATGGCAGGAATGGTTGCGGCGATTGCAGGGCTTGCGCTTGGTGCATCTGCACTTGGGCCGGCATTAACGGTTGGCGCTGCTGGATTTATTGCATTTGGAGCGGCTATTGTATTGGTCGCAACAGGAGCGTTGATTGCAAGTGCCGCATTGGCAGTTGTGGCAGGAATTCTTCCAACAATTGTACAGTATGGAATCCAGGGCGCAGGATGTATTACTGCTCTTGGAGTGGGCATGATCATGTTTGGTGCAGGTGCAGCAGTTGCTGGAGTGGGGTGTGTTGCTCTTGGAGCCGGACTTGCTGTAGTAGGAGCTGGACTTCTCGTAGTAGGTGCAGCAGTATTAGTTGCGGCAAGTGGAGTATTACTATTGGCAACTGGAGCACTGCTCCTTGGAACAGGTCTTACGGTTGCCGGTGTAGGATTGAACTTGATAGGTGCAGCATTTCCAGCGGTATCCGCGGGTGCCGTGGGTGCATTAGGTGCATTAACTGCATTGCTTGGAGTGTCTGTAGGTCTTGTAGCTGGAATGGGAGCATCGGCCGTTGTAGTGGTTGCGTTTGGAGCAGCTATGGCAGGTGGTGCAGCCGGCACACTTGCAATGGTAGTAGCATTGAAGTCTGTCAATTCAAGTATGAAATCAATAGCCGGCAATGCTAAAAGCGCACAAAGCTCGCTCACGAGTATGCGAGCCAGTGTAAATGTGGTAAATTCCGGACTGGACGCATTGGGAAGTAGAGCAAAGTCAGCAGTTAATACGCTGGTAAAACAATTTTCAAACGCAGAAGGAAAAGCAAGGAGCTCCGGGAACGCTGTTGGAAACAACTTCAATAACGGAGTTCGTAGTGGAATGAACCGGGCAGTATCCACAGCAAGATCCATGTCTGCATCCACGGTATCAGCGATGCGATCAGCCGGATCCGGTTCGTACAGCTGTGGTGTATATATAGGCGCTGGTCTTGCAAATGGTATGGCGAGTCAGGTCGGACGTGTAAGATCTGTCGCAGCGCAGTTGGCAGCTGCAGCAGAGGCGGCAATTAGGGCGAAGGCACAGATTCACAGTCCATCAAGGGTGTCTGACAAATTAGGTAGTTATTTTGGCATTGGATGGGTTAATGCAATATTAGGAAAAGTTAAACTCGCAAGAAAAGCTGCAGCACAGCTGGTTCAAATACCAGAGCTGGCAACAATACCGGATATTGGCATGAATATTCGAACAAGTATCGATGATTTGAATGATGATTATGAATACACCAGAAATGAAACTTATACTATTTACATCCCTGTCGAAGTAGATGGCCGGCAGGTGGCAAAGGCAACGGCGAAATACACAAAAGAAGAAATTGAACAGCAGCAGAAAAGAGATCTTCGAAAGAAAGGCATGAGATAAGGAGGCAGATATGTATAAATTTGTAGACACTACAGAGAGACAGGAAGAGCAGATACTGCCCTCCGAAGCTCTCAATTTTAACGGAGTCTATTTTGAAAATGTAATCCCCGGATATCGGACACTATATGTGTCCGGCCGGGAGATGATCGAAACAGAAATTACAGATTTGGATACGGAGATTATGGATGGATCCAGATATCGAAGAAAACGATATAAGCCGAGAACGATCACTGTCGGGTATCAGCTGATCGCTAAGAGTAATGCGGAATTCCGGAATGCTTATAACAAATTGAATTCGCTGCTGGATGTGGCAGAAGCGAAGCTGATCTTCCTGGATGAACCGGATAAGTATTATGTTGGAACAAAGGTGAATGCCGGTGATGTGCCGCATGGCAGAAATGCGGTAACTGCAGAAATTGAGTTCTATTGCTCAGATCCATTTAAATATTCCGTAGAAGAGTACGAGGTTGCGCCAACTGCAGATGACGGGACAACATTTGTTGTTGATTATAAAGGAACGTATAAAGCACATCCAACGTTCGAAGCAGTGATGGAAAATGGAGAGAATGGATTTGTCGGATTCGTTGATCAGGATAAACATATTTTACAGTTCGGAAACATCGAAGAGGAAGATGGGGAGACGTACAAAGAAAATGAGACATTGGTTACGCTTCAGGACTTTTTCAATGCACCGGATGATACATCTGGAACGGATTTTATGCATCCTTTCTACGGAGCAAAAGGATCCCTCGGAACATCAACATGGTTTAATACCAAGTTCCTCTCTTTGAAGTCTGCAGGGCAACAGGTTGGCCGCGCAAACGGTGGACTCAGAACCATCATTCTTCCGGCGGACTCAACCGGTGATAAGGAAGGGTGTCAGAACTTTTATTCTTATTTCCATATCCTGTTTTATGCCGGATTGATGGGACAGACCGGAGAAATGTGTATTAACTATCTGACAGCGGACGATAAGCTTATTGCCGGTGTGAACTGGTATAAATCGGATATGAGCGGAAATACAGGACATTATGATCTAGTCTGCTACAATCCGAACAAGAAGAGTACCGATCAGCAGGCGGGACGCGTGCTGAAAACGTACACTTATATGACAAGTCATCTGCGGAAGCAAAATCCGTGGTACTGGAACTGGGGACATTGTGATCTTAGAAAAGAAGGCAGTAAACTTACATTTTTCTATAATGGCAGTTATCCGAGCTTCAATATTCCGGAAATAGCGGATATGAAATGTGCCAAGATTCAGATTGCGATTAAGCAGAGAGGAACAAGATCAGGGAATAAGTATCTTACATACAACGGGATCAATGCTTTTTATTTTCAGAAGTTACATGTAAAAAAATGGAGAGATGTACCGAATAAATTTGCGCAGGACTGCAGTTTGATTGCAAATTGTTCAGATGGATCAATTCGGATGAATGGTCTGCCAAAGCCGGATCTGGGAGCTCTTGGAAATGACTGGGAAACATTTTGCTTGAAGCCGGGAGTTAATCAGGTTCAGTGCTTGTGCTCCAGCTGGGCGAAGAAACCGACGTTTAAAATGAAGTACAGGGAGGTGTTCTTGTGATCATATATTTTGCTGACAGGGCAATGAACATTCTTGGATCAGCATCTACCGGACTGCCGAAGGGACTAATGATTACAAATGATAAAAAGACAGAAGAAATATCCGAAGGTGTGGCAATCTTTGAATGCAATTTGGATTACAATTTTGCGAATCCGGATGAGGACGAAGAACAGGAAGTTGATGTGAAGAAGCTTGCTGCAGTTGGAAATTTTATCCTAAAACAGGGTGCAGACAGCAGTGAAGCTGAAGTATATACAATCATTGATTCGACGATTGATCCGATCAAAAAAGACGCATCTATCTATGCGGAAGATGCAGGACTGGACCTGTTGAATGAGGTAGTCGGAGCGTATGCTGCAGATAAAGCTTATAACATTGCCTATTACATTAATAAATTTGCGTATGATTCCGGATTTGAAATCGGAATCAATGAGGTAAGTAATCTTACAAGAAAGTTGTCCTGGGATGGCGAAGACACAGCAACGAAAAGACTATTGAGTGTAGCCACACAGTTTGACAATACCGAGATTGGATTTAGTTTCAAAGTCGAGAATATGGCTGTGACCGGAAAATACATAAATGTGTACAGGAATAGGGGGAATGATTCGGGTGTTACTTTGACTGTTGGCAAAGAGGTTAGCGGATTTCGAATCAAGAGTTCCATCGCAGATCTTGCAACAGCATACCGCTGTACTGGCGGAACACCGGAAGGATCAGAAAATCCGATTACATTAAATGGTTATAAGTACGATGATGGAGATTTTTATGTAGAAGGATCCTATGTGAAATCCCGGAAAGCACTGGAAAAGTGGAGCCGGTATCAGATTAAGACAGAAAAGAATAAGAATGATGTTGGACATATCGTAAAATCCTTTACATACAATACGACATCGAAATCTGAATTGTGCAATCGAGCCGTATCCAGTCTTAAGAAGATCTGTGATGAAGCTGTTACCTATGAGGTAGAGTTGTTATATCTTCCAGATGGGGTGAAGGTAGGTGACACGGTATCCATTGTTGATGATGACGATAATATATATCTTACTGCAAGACTGTTGAAATTAGAGATGTCAGAATCGAACGATACAAAAGAAGCAGAGCTAGGGGATTATGTAAGACAGGGAAGCGGTATTGATGCAAAAGTTATGGAGTTGGCAGAGCGATTTGAGAAGATCGCTAAGAATCGTAATTTTTATACATGGACAGCCTTTGCAGATGATGAAAATGGAACGGGAATTTCGGCCAATGCTTACGGAAAAGATTATCTCGGAATCGCTACGAACCGGCTTGCGAAAGAAGCTGATCTTTCCGATCCGACGCAGTACACATGGGTAAAGATAAAAGGTGAGCAGGGCATTCCGGGAACAGCGGGTAAAGATGGTAAAACAACATATTTCCATATGAAATATTCGGCGGTACCGAACCCGACATCATACAGTGACATGATGGAAACACCAAACAAATATATTGGAACTTATGCAGATTATGAACGGGATGACAGTACAGATCCATCGAAATATACGTGGGGAAAATTCCAAGGCGACAACGGCGAAGATGGTGCAGATGGAATTCCAGGGAAAAATGGAGAGAACGGCGAGACGAGTTATGTGCATTTTGCTTATGCGACCAGTGCGGATGGAAAAACTGGATTTTCGACAACAGATACTGTCGGGAAAACATACATGGGACAGTATGCAGATTTTGAAAAAGCTGATTCTGAAGATCCGACAAAGTATCGGTGGAGTAAATTTCAAGGTCCCCAGGGCCCACAAGGTGAACAAGGATCACAAGGCTTGCAGGGGTTACAAGGTGAGAAAGGTGAACAGGGTATCCCCGGTCCAACAGGAGCAACAGGACCTCAAGGACCACAGGGAGCAAAAGGTGATACAGGACCTCAAGGACCACAGGGACCAACTGGTCCTCAAGGGCAGACAGGGGCAGCTGGTAAAGACGGACAAATGCTCTATGCGACATGCGATACCGCAGCCGGAACTGTAGCGAAAGTTGCAAGTTTGGCGGCTGGAACATTATCTCTCAAAGCCGGAGCAACAGTAGCTGTTAAATTTACTTATGCAAATACCGCATCCAGTCCAACACTTAATATTGCTGGTACAGGTACAAAAGCAATGTATATCCAAGGTGTCCGGGATGTATATTGGACCGACGGAGCAACCGTAACCTTCACGTATGACGGAGCAAACTGGAGAGTAGCATCAGAACCAGTATATGCTCCAACCGCTACGATCGGTAATGCTGCTGGATTCAATGTGTTTATAGATGGAACCAGTGTACAAGTTAGGAAGGGGACTGAAGAACTTGCATCCTTCAAAGGTGACGAGATTCGATTAGGAGAGGGTGTCGATTGCGCAAAAGTATTTATATGTAATCTGGAAATAGGTGTGGATAGTGAGGAAATGTATCTTAGAAATGCATCTACTAGAATTTCAACGAAGGCATCACATGAAAGTGGTTCAGCATCTGTACCGTCCGTAGTAGTTAATGATATGGATACGTATGTGAACGGCGAGAGTATGACCGCTTTATTTACAAAGGTAAGTAACAAGGCAAATAAAGCTTGGACACGATTAAAAAACCAGGCAACTGTAGGCAACTCCACAATCACCGTAGACGTATCGCAATATTCCGAGTTCCTGATAACCTGTGGCTTGGCAAGTAGTACGAACGGAAACTATTATAGAGAACTTGGAAGCACAATTGTACCAGCAAGTGTATTAACGAGTCATTCCGGCATCGATCACGGATCCGGAACACATCAGGCATTTTACTCCAGTACATACAACGGCGGTATATCTTATCTTGGTAGCAACAAGATCAAGATATATAACAACGGAGGTATCACGAGACTATATGCAAGATAATCGATTAGAAATGAATATTTGCATATAATTGCAAAAAGCTTATCAATGCCTTATAATGATAGAAAAATATTATATGGACAAGGAGGAGCTTTTCGTGAAAAGAGATATGGATTTGATTAGAAATTTGCTAATTAAGGTTGAAGAAGTATATGAACCCGGTGCCGGCTCAATAAATTTCTCAAAAATTAGAATAGATGGTTATGATGATAAGGTTATAGCGGAACATTTATTATTAATGAAGGAGGCAGGGTTAATCCGAAATATTAATGCAAAACAATATGTTACTGGTTCGACCATGCTTAGTATTGGAAATTTGACAAACGAAGGATATGATACGCTTGAAAAATTTAGAAATGATACAGTTTGGAATAAAACGAAGGAAATTGCTCGCGATAAGGGGCTCCCTATGTTGATTGACATATTTAGTCAGGTGGCTAGCACTGTGATTGCGGGGATTACAGAAGGAACATTAAGGACACTATAATGGATGTGGAAGGAGAGTGAGTATAAAAATGAGCAGGGATATAAGTAAAGAAATTTGACATCTGTTAGAGATGTGGCCGGCAATGACATTGACAACTATTTCTAGGGAGGTGGGTATAACAGAAGCTACCTGTCGGATTTGTCTCGATGATTTAATCGATAAGAAAGTAGTATATTCGTTCAAGGCAAAAAATAGTGGGAAAACATATTATTCTATAGAGGAAGATACGACAAATGAAGATATAAAACATATGCATAAAATAGTAACTAAAGAAACTACAAACGCAAAAGATATATATGACGATTTAGAAGAAAAGTACGATGAAGTAAGTAAAAATGTTAATGGTTTGTATGCAAATATAATATCGATTATTGCTGTATTTGTTGCAATATTTGCTTTAATCACAGTTAATGCTAATATTACATTTGAACTTACAACAAAAAATATGTATGATGTGTTTTTGGGAATAGTGAAAATAAATGTATTTGTTGTAGTTTGTATAATAGCAATGTTGGGTGCAACGAGAATTTTTATTATAAATCCGTTGCTTGAAGAAAAGAAGAAAAAGAAAGACAAGAGAGGTTAACACCTCTCTTTTTCTATGCAAAGAGGTGAATACATGGAAATCAGAGCAAGACCGTAAGGTCTTATTTTTATACATAAAAATATAATAAGAAAGAAGTGAGGTATATGAAAATGGAACAGGCAAATTATATCAAAGCAATTTTCACGGCGGTATTCGCCTTTATATCGGCTCTCCTGGGTGTTCTGGCGGTGCCGGTAATATTATTGGTCACATGTAACCTGATAGACTACGCTACGGGTTTGATGGCGAGCAAATACAGGTCGCAGGATATTAATTCCTATAAGAGCATAAGAGGTATTTTTAAAAAAGTTTCTATGTGGCTTTTAGTGGTAGTAGGTGCAATAATTGACGAACTGTTACTATATGCAGCCACAACGATTAGAAAGCCAATGCCGGTTACATTCCTGATAGCATGTGTAGTGGCAATGTGGCTAATCTGCAATGAAATCATTTCGATTTTGGAAAATATTCAGGACATGGGAGTAAATATTCCGGCTTTCCTGCAGCCACTGGTTAAACATATCAGATCGCAGGTGGAAGAACAGATTAATATTAATATAGATAAGAAGGAAGATAAGAATTCGGAGGACGAGTGATCGTCCTCTTTTTAAAAGGAGGAAAAAAGCCTATGTATTTTAGCGAAGCCTTTAAATTAATGGAAAGTGGATTGAAAGTAAAACTGCCAAGCTGGGGCGGATATTGGTATTGGTCCAAAGAAAAGAAAACAATTATCATACATACAAAAGATGGTATAGAAATGGATATCCGAGAGACACAGGTACCGGAGTATACGTTTAAGAATATTGCGAGTGACGATTGGATTGTTGCCGACGAAAAGAATTGTCCAGAACTCGGAGGTGAGAATACATTCTCGTTCGGAGAGGCAATCAAATATCTGAAGAGAGGTTTCAAGGTTGCTCGTAAAGGTTGGAACGGAAAGAAACAGTATATTCAGCTTGCTACTGGTATTGCTTACAAGACAGCGGACGGAGAAATTGTAAACTGCGAACATGATGCTATCGGGAACATGGCTATTGCATTTGTTGGAACATCAGGAGTACAGATGGGATGGCTCGCAAGTCAGGCAGATATGCTTGCGGAAGACTGGGTATTTGCAAATTAGAGATTTGTGCGACGTCGCACAGAAAGGAGCAATTATGGCACATTTATTTTTAATAGCCGG